CCATCGATGTACCAGTCGCAACAAAAGAATGCCCCTCAATCATTAGATTTGCCGATGCTGTATCTTTAAATGTGTTTGACAATGCCCATTGTCCCCCCATTCCCCCGAATGCCTTCGTAAATGTTCCCATTTTATGGCCGTATTTCGATGTGAATAAATCGATTATTCAAAACGCCATCGGCAAGGACTGTCGTATCGGCAGCGGCGTAAGTAAGCAGCGTCATTACATTGGCACTCGTGCGGTTTATTTTGTATAAATTACCTGATTGGTCAGTATATACATCATCGACAGGCACCGTTTTGCCCGATGTAAAAGCACCCGTTTTGGTGAGGGTAAAAGTGCCAACTGCTGTCCGTGCCCAAACCGGAGCGCCAATTCCATCTTCGAGCACATTGCCGGTTGGTGCCGTAGTGCCGGTTTGTGTGAAAAAGCCTTCATAAATTTTTGGTTTTGTGATAAACCATGCTGAAATATTTTCTGCAATTGAAGTACCGTTCGGTTTTATAAACGAATCCAATAGTTTGTTAAGTGTTCTGTTCATGTCTTTCAGTATTACGGTGAATAATTTTATTTTTCCGAAAGATAGAATTGGGAGGGGGCGGTATAAAGGACAGTTTTTGAGAGAGGGAGAAGGGGTGAGGGGGAGAAGAGGTGAGGGGGCGAATTAGAATTTGACAGGATATAGAAAGCCCTTCGAGCGTTCGCAGACCCTCGAAGGGCAATGAAGATTACGCACGCAATTTATTAAGATCGTTGCGCAGGTGGCTAAGGTTATTGATGATCTCAGTCGCTTGCCGGTGATTCTCGCCTTCGAGCGTATCGAGCAAACTACCTATAAAGCACACAATTCCGGCAAGTGTTTCGCTGGTTGCGATCAAATGTTCGTTATTGTCGGTTTGAAATGCACGGAGCATTTCGATTGCTGCAGGGGTTAGTATTATCCCTTCGATCTCAAGGTTGGCTGTTGATATGGTATTTGGTTTCATCTCATTATTTTTTATCGGTTTTTTTGATGGGTTTAAATGGGCAGATCGCCCTAACTAAAAAGTTCGTGATTGTTTTTTTCGGGTGTTTTTCCCGACTTATCGACGAATATTGACGATAAATCGAAAAAAAGAGCACGCTTATGAAATAACTTGGATTCCCCGGTTCCTCACTTGTCCGTGTGGGGGCTTACCGTATATCTAAAAAATCGGAGCCGGGATTTATACGACAGGAAAAAAGTCCGAAGCTGTATTTCAGAATTGAAGGATTTTTCAGAATGTGGAAAATAGTGAAAAGTTGCATAAGGTGGAAATTAAGGTTTGGCGATTGTTCAAAATTAATCAAACAATGATACGAAATCACTAAATATGTAATTTGTAATGATTTCAATTAAACATACTACTTAGCGCCATTTAAACGGTAAATAGTTCTGATTCAACCAGTGAGATTCCGGATGGTGTAATATCGAATTTCAACGAATTGACCAGGTAATTCACTGAGGCAATATTTTGTTTTTCTGCCCAATTAAAATTTGTATAATCAGTAACCGATAACCGGAAATATTGCCGTTTTTGTTTGCGCCGTATCTTCCAGTCAGCTTCATCTTTTACGAGCTGTGCAATAATGCTTCTTTCACCTATTGTGCGCATGCTGATTGTTCCTTTTGCGATTTCGGCACGGTCGTAAGCATCGCCCGATATAACGGGATACCTCACTGCTATACGTGCATCATCCTGATTTGTATAGACTTTGAGACCCCAGTTGAATAAAAAAGCAATTGGCGGATCTTCATATTTGCCGCCATTAAACCAAATATCGATGAAATTATTCATCTTTTGGTTTATTTCAGGCATTTCAATATCGACATCCCAGGTTTTTGTTATTACATGATTGCCGGTATAATCATTAACCTGTATTGATTGAGTAACAGATCGTGTTTCTAATCGCTGTCCGACAATTGTTATCTCAATTTCGTTTTCCCCTTCGCCTCCGCCCGAAATAAATGGTTGATATTTGCCAGTGTTTTCCCACGCGAAAACGTCCGGATCGTTTGTATTTTCTTTTGGTTGTAATATGGTTACAAAATAGCTGTCGGTTGATACGGTATGATATATATATTCCTGTGTTAATAAGGTTGCTTCCGGAATCTCGGCATAATTGGCCACCGATACCAAAATTTTCGCACGGATAGATGTAAATATGGGTGATTCTATGATAGGTGACAAAAGGATATCTGCGGTTGCATCTTTATAACTGACAGTATAGCCATCGGCAGGGATTGTCATTACCGGAATATCTTTTAACGCATGATCGTTTAATAAATGGCTAATTGATTGCGAATTAATGATATCTCGCACCAATTTTACGGATGCTGTTTTTAATTGATCGTTTGTTACGATTACAATTCCAAATTGACGTATTATTTTTAGGAAGTCTCTAACATTCATTTGGTTGAATGCATATTTGTAATTGCTGTTATAGGCTCCCCACATATTATTAAGCGACAATAAAAACCACTTCGACAGATCGGGGATTGTTGCCATATCGTCGTCGGCAAGTGTCAGTCCCAACAATTCAATGATGCGTTTTAAGATATACCTCACATAAAAACTGTAAGTTATTACATTCGATTGATTACCAACAACATTAATTAGTAACCCGGTTACAGGATTATAGCCATTTATATAATCGGGTAGTTTCCATGTTCCTTCTGTATCGGTAAATGCTTTGTTGTTAAAAAACGGCGCACATACATAATTGCATTCCGGATAATGGCTATTGAGTGTATAAGTTCGCATTGATAATACGTTGTCTGATGTCATATTATCAGTGTTCTCTGTTCCAAATTCCAGGTCCATTAATTTTTTTGATTCGGCTATTTTTGCAAACGATGTTTTTGACGACTGCAGCGTAATCGGGAATTCCCCATTATCAACATCTCCAAGTGCGACGGCATCGCCAACCATCAACTGGATGCCGTCGACGATCAATATTGCATCCCACCTGAACGACCTGGTTACATTTTGTATTCTGGCTGCATGGTTAAGAATCTCCGCATTGGGTTTATATGGTATCGTGAACGGGTACGAAAAAGCATTTATTTCGTTAAAATATGGGTTCATAGCTGTAATCCCTATTTTTGTGTCGGGGAAGAGCACCGCCTGGTGACCGTTGAGATATAGTTTTATCATGATGAAGCTATTTATAAGATAATTGGGCGATCACAAAAGATCACCCTTACTACTTTGTGAGGGCATTGAATTTGCTGATATCTTCGAGGCTTTCTTCAATCCCATTATGCCCGTATTTATTGATTTTTGCGGTAATGCCCGATTTTAGCATCTGTTTCAAATCTTTGATAAGTGCTGTCAGCTCCGGATCCTGTAGCACCTGTACGCTCGTACTTCCTCCACCTTCTACAGATGATTGATAATTTGGCGAAGTTGCGTAACCACCATCTGCATAACCTCCCGGTTTGGTCATAGATGCAACTCCAGTACGCAGATCGAGGCTGGAGAGTGTTTTATTTCTCCGTGCCTGCTCGAAAATGTCGATATAAGGTTGCAATCGTGGATTATTGACACCTTCCTGTGGGATTACATATTCGCCTGCATGGACAATTCCTGCCGGTTCGTATTTTCCGCCCGGGCGTGTGTAACCACCATCGGCTTTACCCTTGTCTCCTCCAAGAATTAGTGCTTTAGCGGTGCCAAAGGCGGCTTTCATCAGTACAATTTTTGCCATTGCTGTAGCAATACCCCAAAACCCCTTTGTTCCAATGTCAGTAATTGTTGTTTGTGCTATTTGTAATATCAGTATTTTTTCGAGTGCATCGAGCGCCATTACGATTGTATTGCGCAGAAATTGCCCGAAATCCTGCTCCTGGCCCATCAATGTATCGGCAAACGAATCGCCCACGGAAGCGGCAAGGTCGAGATACGAACGGGCACGGCTTTCGTTGATGTCGGCTTCCTTCTTTTGAATTTCTTTTAATTGCGCGATTGAATCGTCAACCATCGCAATTGTATCGTCGATTGATATTTTAATCTTCCCATCATCGGCTGTGGCCATTTCGTCAATTACTTTCTGACCCTCTTCACGGATTTTAATTTTCGATTCGATGATTTGTAATTCGATATCGGAAGTATCTTTTCCTTGCTGTATAAGCAGCGCTTTTTGTGTTTCGAGGTAAGCCAGTTCGGCAATCTGCATTTTTACCTGGTACTCTTCTTTTGTAATTTGCTCGTCGTAATATGATTTTTTAATAATTGTGAGCCGGTCGTTGTAAGCGCCTTGTAATTCTTCGTTGGCAGTTTTAGCGGCTAACTTTTCAGTTTTTGCTGCATCGCGTTCGGCTTTTTCACGGGCCTTCTTTTCTGCTTTTGTTTCAGTATCGGTACCACCCCCGCCAGTTCCTCCGGTCGATGATGCGCCTGCACTATTCCCTGATGCCACTTCCTGGTCGAGCATCCCTTGATATTTCTCTATCTGTATTTCTAACTCCTTGATTCGTTCGCTTGTATTTTTTGATTTAGATGCGGCATTTGCAGCGGCAAACATTGTCGGGCTTTTTACAAAATTCCATGCCTGGCGGAACATGCCCGGATCGCCACCTTCGCCGGCCTTCAGTTTGCCAATTTCCTTTTGCGCCTCCTTGATGTTTTCGGTGGCAGCTTCGATGCGTGCTTTGTGCTCGAGCGCATCGATGTATTTTTTTGTGGCGGCGGTGGCAGCATCGGTATTGATGGTTTCGAGCGTTAAACCTCCCAAATATTGCGGAGAAAGCTGGTTTAGTTTTTCGATTGCTGCCTGCCGGGTGGCTTTTGTGAGCAGTTCGTTTTGTGCCACACGCAGCAGCTGTTCCATCTCCACCCTTTCGTCGATAATGCTTTGGCTTGCCTTTTGGTTTACATCGTCGAGGGCTTTTTGTGCGATCTGTGCCTCACTTAATTTTTGCGAATAGAAATACAATGCGGTACCAATGGCCATAATTGCCCCCACCAATAGACCGATCGGACTGACTTTTACAATCGAATTGAAAAGCCGCCATGCCTGTGCTGCACGGGTTACATTTCCGGTAAGGAGTGCCTGTGCGGCTGCCATCAACAACATGGCAGCGCGTTCGGTATTGTGCCATATTACGCGGACTTTTTGAAGTGCCAGCGAAATAACGCTCCCGGCATTATGTCGTTCGGTCCACATTGCCGATAATTTAACGGCTACGGTGTAACCGATGATGGCAGAAGTGGCAACAACGATTGTCGAGCCGTATTTCTGGAAGAAATTAACCATTACCAGGGTAATAGAAAGCATTTTCCCAAACCACCCGGTAGCAAGTGTAAGCGCGGGGGTCAGTTTTTGCCCCAGTTCGATCGATATGATATTGATCCGGTTTTTAGCCTGTGCCAGCCGTGCGTTGTTATTCGCGGTATTGATGGCCGCTTGCTCCATCGCTACATTGGTACCCGTGACCGCTTTTTCGTAGTTTTTAAGCTCGCCAATATTGGTCATTAATATCTGTGCGGTGGTGATATTTTCGGTGCCAAATAGCTTGAGCAGTTCGGTAACCGACAAGTTTTTTTTCGCAAGGTTTTCGAATGCTGCAGACATTCCTACAATGGCAGGGTTGGTATCGTCGGCACCTTTCTGCAGATCGAGTAAAACACCTTTAAGTGTGCGGCCTGCAATTTCGGGCGCTGAAATACGTGGTGCCAGGGTTTCGATGGTCGCGATTAATGTTTCGAGCGGAATACCTGCCTGTTTGGCTACGGTTCCTGACTTCTCGATGGCTTGCGTCAAATAAGGGATTTCGCCGGCACCTTCTTTAGAGCCTGCTCCCAATGCGTTGATGATGCGCCTGGCTTCGCTGGCCGGCACATTGTATTGGTTCATCACCATCGTAAGGGCTTCGATAGCTGGCTGCAGTTCCGTTTTTGCAGCGTTGGCAAGGATAATCGCGTTTTGTGTAACGTCGACCAGCGCTTCTTTATTCTTCAAAAGTTCGGGGCGTGCCGATCCGGTTTTTGTAAATGCATCGATAATTTCCTGCGCGCTTTGAGTAACCCGGATGCCTCCTTCGAGGGTGGCGGTGCTCATATCTTTCGCTTTTTGTGTTAGCCAGTCGAGCGATGCGCCTGCCAATCCGGTAAGTGCCGACAGATTACCAACCCGTTCCTCAAAATCGTTGAAGGTTTTCACGAGGTTTTTGAATCCCAATACCACACCCGTTACGGATGCAATACCCATCGTAATCATACCAAAATACCGGTTGATACCATCTGCCATGCCACGCAACGACCATGAAGAGGTGATAGCCGCTATTTGTTGCTGGTGTTGTGCCATTACACCACGTAACTGCTGAATTGCCCGGGCATGGCGGATGTATTCGTCCGATCCGATTGTCATACGGGCCTGCTCGTTAATAAGACGTGTCATTTCGGCGCGGATGCTGCGAACGTCGTTACTGACTTGCTGACCATTTATGTAAAGCGTTATTCGCCTGTCGTAACTTGCCATTTTGTTTGTTTTTGGCTAAGGTACGGGGAGGCATGGGGGCGGGAAAGGACAGTTTTGAGAGGGGGTGAGGGTGAGAAGGGGTGAGGGGGAGAAAGGGAGAGAGGGAGAGGGGGTGAGGGTAGAGACGCACGGCCGTGCGTCTCTACAAATCGCACCCGGGGTTTTATTTGATTTTCAATAACCACACATACCCGGAACCATTATAATGCAGTTTGAAACCGTTCGTTTCCATCAGCGCGTTGATTTCGAAGGGGAAAATGGAATCCTGGATCGGGTCCATCTCGTCAATCAACTCAAGGGTTGATTTTGTATCGTCGGCATCGGCGGGTGTGGAGCATGGTTCGTAAAAAGCAATGAGGGCTTCGATCAGTTTTGCGGCGATAGGCGTGGTTTGGGGTTGTTCTGTGTTTGTTTCCATGTTAAGGCGATTTTAAGGACCCGGCAGCGGGTCGCCAAACCATACATCCAGTTACACAAAGTAAGCAAGAAGTTGCTGCCGGGTAAGGCCTTAACTTATGCATTTGTGCAACTGAACTGAAATATATGGTTTGGCGACCCAAAAGTAATAAAAAATATGGTTTGGCGACCCGTGTGTTTTTAGAAATTATTTTTTGTCACTGTATTTTTTCATTGCCACCATCACTTCATGTGGATTGAAAAAGCATTTGCGAGCAACCTGTATATAAGGGATAATACCTTCGTTTTTGTACCGCTGCGCGGTGGCTATACTCACATGCAAAAAATCGGAAAGTTCGCGGATGGAGTGAATCATTCGCGGTTCTGGATCTGGTGTCTCAATAGTTTTTATTCCATTTAGTCCTTCGATTACCGCTTGCCGAACGACTTCGGCGAGTTTGTTTTCGTCAATTTGAATTGTCAACATGGCTTAATATTTAATTATGGTTTTTTGATTTTTTTGAGATAACCACGCAAAGCGCTAAGTGCCCTGCTAATTTCAATGGCATTTTTGAATTCAACCTTTTGGGTATCATCCATCGTGTCGTTGATGTAGCAAATAGCGTCGGCCAATACTTCCAAATTGCATTCTAAAAAATCGTTATTTGCATTCTGAAATCCTTTGAGTGTGTTGATTGCGTCTTCGGTTAAAACAACACCTTCGATAATCATTGCTGGTTTTGTTTCTGAATTTTTCATAACTTTGTACTGTTTTTGAATTTATAATCTGAATTTTTAAACTTGCCCCGGTTAGCGTTCTAGCGCTACCGGGGTTTTTGATTTATATAGATCAACCAGTTTAAGGTTGATTTTTTCAATTTCTGCCTCACGCTCTTTGGTTCGAAGTTTCAATAGCTCTTTTTTGTAACCTTCTGGCATTGGGTTTTCTTCTGGTTGGCTCGCTTTACGCTGATAAAGAAGCAGGCATTTATACTTACTAATAGCAGACTGGTAGTTCTTTTTTAGGCGCAACAGATCGGTAATATCGTTTGGTAATTCGGATGCGATTGCTTTTAGCCCATCGGCAACTTCGGGCATACGTTTTTCTTCAGTAAGGGTTGGTTTAATTTGTGCCCATTCGGTTGGTTCATAACTCAAACACAAATCGCGGTGACGTTTCTGCTCTGCAATATATTCCATTACCTGGTCTCTAATGCTTAATGCACTGTTGATATTTAGTGCATATGTGCGAATGTCTTCGAGTTGCGAAATTTTTGACTCGTTTCCATTGTACAGGTAATTGAATATCGCAACCTGGTATTCAATAAATAATTTCTGCAAATGAGGGTGCACAATCTCGGCATTTATTATCTGTATCCACCGAATAAAACCCCTCCTACCCACACATAACCTTAATCTTTTGTCGCCAAAAGCTAACTCGTGGTACTTTTTTGTACCCTCACTTTGCAAAATTGGATCTTCTAAAAATCTTCTTTTTTGACTTTTAAAATTAATTCCGAAAAATTTACATACCGGTTCAACAAAAATACTTCCATCATCATTGATAATAAGTGTTCTTAATGCGCTTTCTATACTTTTTTCCATAATCTAAATGAATAAATAAATTACAGTACAAATATACAATAGTATTTCTAATAATGTCTAAGAAATACTATTTATTTTTAAAAAATAACAAAGATTTTTTTTTATGCTTTTAGAATGTATTTTTTAGATGTATATTTGTAATACTTTATAATACTCAGAAATACTTTTAAATATCAAATATGGTAAAAGAAGCAACAAGCCTAAAACTTGATAAGCATGTGATGGACAGGCTTAGACAAGAGGCAAAAAAACAAAATCGATCCATCAATAATTATATGGAGACTGTTCTGATTCAATATTTTGAGAAAATGGATCAAAAACAAGAAACAGAAAACCCTGGTGAATAACCAGGGTTTTCTGTTTTAAATAAGATTAAAGTATTTGAGCAAGGCAAATATTATCAGAAATATTGTGCCAACTACAATATTTGTAAGTATCCTGCGCTTAAAGCGTTTTTGCCAATTGTGTTGGTACATATAACTCAGTTTTTTGTGATTACTCTTATTAATCTATTTCTTACTGAATTAGCTGTTTGCATCGCATTACTACCCTCAAAAGAAAAAATAGTAGAGTGATTAAACCTTTCATTTGTCCATTGAATTGTTACAAAGGAAAGTTCATTTTTTTTCTTTTTTCTCCATGCTAAAGCAAAAATACCCACTAAAAATACTCTTCCAAGCGTTACTTTATTTTCTATTGTGGCTGCATCTTCTATTAAAATTTCTTTAATAGAAATCAAGGGTATTGAGCCCTTATAAACAGGATATAAACTTTTACTTGAATCTGCAATGATTAAATCTTCATTCTTCTTATAAACCTTGCAATGTTGAATATTATTATCTATTGATGGATGTCCACCAACATATGCACCTACTTCAATAAAATTAGTAGAATCAATTCCTGCTTTTTTCATCCTTTCCTTATCCTTTTTATCTTTAGCGTTTCCACTAATAGTTAGATAAACAATGAGTAAGGTAAAAATGAGAAGGTAAAACCAAAATAGCCAAGTAGTATGGTAATCTCCTTGGGCATCTTCTTCACATGAATAAAGAAAAAATAGTAGAATAGTTGGAAGTAGTTTTTTCATAATAAATTTGGTTGATGATTTTACACCAAATTTACGAAAAAATAAATTGAAATAAAATACGTAAAAGTTACGACATATTAAAGCCCTTCGAGGGTCTTCGACCGCTCGAAGGGCTGCGCGATTATCTTATTAACATGCGGGTGGCATTGACAGCGGCATCGGCATTAATTTCGGCAAGTTTATCGGCCAACTCGGGAAGTGATTGCTCAATAACCGGGTTAAACCATTCGAATGGAACCCGGACTTTGCCCTGGTTATTGCTGAATATTGAGTCTTCGCGCGCTGTGCGGACGACCATTCCGCCCTGCATTTCGTAACCACGGCCTACACCTTTGTGAACAAATACACCATGACGTTCGAACACAAACGATAAACCTGTGATTACGCCGTAGGTCAGGCGGGTACGGGTACGAATGCTGTTTTCGAGTTTGCGTTCTGTACGTCCGGGACGTTGTATGGTGCCTTCTTTTCCATGCTGCAGCATCACAGCGGCTCCGCGCATGTAGCGTTGAACCATCGATGCCCAGTTGTTGACGGCGTCGTTTTGGTCTTTAATATTTGCTCCCGTTGATGATATTACAGGTGATGATCCGGAGCCGTTCAGCCCTGGTGCATAATTACCCGATGGATTATTTGCCTGATACATAGTAGTTACGTTGGTATATCAACTTCGAGGTTCCATTTTAGCGGATCGACATCGGTTGTATAAGGTGAAACGATTGTATAGGTGCAGCGGATGCCATAATCCTGGCTAAAAGTGTTATTGATCAGGGCAATTTCTACCGTGTTCAGATCGAAATCGCGGACTGCCTTTGCCAACGGATTACGTTTGTCGTTCTTGATACGGGCAATCATGTCATCACAAATCGACTCCATATTGTCCCAGATTGTGTTCATGGCGTCAAAATCGCCTGCATCACTTAGGTGATCAATCAATATAAATGCGCCTGTACGCTCCTTCAGAACATTATCGCTCAACTGATCTTTTAGTTTATATCGGTATCCTTCCAATATCAATGCCGGGTAATTGATATCTTTCAGGTTTGTAAGTACTTCTTCCAGTTCCATGCGGTAGAAATGTTTCTCGTTTGCGCTGTGGCCTATCGCATTGTGCTGCGCAGCCAGGGTGCGGAAATACTGTATTAAATCGGAGAACTTAGATTGCATGATATTATATTTTAAAAAATTTCACGAATTAGAACGAATTAGACGAATCAAGCCTTACGGGCATTTTCTTTGTATTTATTAGTCAGGTACCGGAAGACGGTATGCACCGACAGTTCGGCGTATTTATCCCTGTTTACCAGGTCATCACCTACCAGCGAATTGAATAGTTTTATCCAGGGGGAAGGGCGAGAGGGTGATTGAGAGACGGGGTGAGGGGGAGATGGGGTTTCGGTCGATGCCTGAAATATCAGCGGGTAGGCTTGTTGCAGCCACATTAGGATCAAACCATAATTGAACGCAATCGCCTGCCGGGTTTCAATATCAATGTTAGCAATCGTCAATACCCGGGCGGAGGTGGTAGCATGGTCAAATTTTTCACCGGGTAACATATACAGTGTAGCAACGAGGTTATTGAGTAGGGGCGATCCTGCGTGATCGTCCTTACTCAATAACCTACCCGTCTGTTCGCCATTTTTACCCGTACGGGCGGTGGACATCCAATCATTGTAATACGAATCGGCAAAAATGAATTGGCCGAAGGTCATCCCTTCTAATTTTGGTTTTGGGCAAATGAATTTGGTGCCAGGCAGCTCGCGGATGATAAACGCGTTGTGCACATTGCCTGCCCTGGCCACAAACTCAATCCCTTCCGATAGTTTCAATAATTCGTAAGGAGATAGTTTTTTCAGCAGGCTTTGGTTAATGCCAGTAAGAACCGACAGAAACCGATCGTCGGGTTCGGCGCCATTGATCATTCGCGAGATGGCAATAAACTGGCGTTCGGTAAGCTCACCCCAGCTGGTGGGGGCTTTGCCGGTGGCGGTTCGTTTAAAGATCAGGAAGGGATATGTGATTGAGATATCTATCATGATAAGGATTTTTTAAGAAATGGGCGATCACGCAGGATCGCCCTTACGCCCAGAAGGTTTTTTTGTCTTTATTATCACGGCGTAGTACACGGCCGGTCGATGGTGTTACGTCGGGCCAGTCGGCGGCATGGGTGGTAAGGTAGGCACGCAGCGCGTCGAGGTAAGCATTGCCATACGAGCGGTTGCGCATTACCAGGATGGCGATACGGTCGGGAGCCGATGGGCCATTTTCGGTATCGTTGCCGGCAAATGCTTTTACCGACGAGAAATAAAGACCGTTGTCTTTCAGATCGGCGCCCGATTCTTCCATTAGCAGGGCCGACGATAACCAGGCGATGGGTTTTCGGATATATGGAAGCAGCGCAATTACTTTCGCATCGGGTTCATCTTTCACCATTTCAGCCTTTACAAAATCGAAAGCGACGGGACCAAGTACAGGTGCTATTTCGATTTCTTCGACGAGCTGCATGTGTGCTTTCATCCGCAGAAATGTTAACCGGCTTTTATTGATAAAAACAATGTCATTGAAAACGTCGGTGGTGGGGATAAACGACGACCGGAAAAGCGTATTGACCGCTGATAATTTGAACTCTCCAAACGTGGCGAGGTTGGTTTCGATGTATTTCAATACCGAATCGAGACCGTTAAACCCGTTTGTCCGGAAATAGTTTTTCAGGTTTTCTTCCTGGTATTTAAAGAGACCTTTCACCTCGGTTGATTCGGTACGCTTGAACCCGGCATCGGTAATGTGTGCATTCAACAGATCGAAGCCGATCCAGTAAGCGAGATGAATAACCGATTGTTGCGAGAGTCGTAGCAGCTCAGCAGTTTTCTCCTGTGCTTCGGTGAGTGGATTTATAAACTCGGTGTCGTAAAACTCCTGAAGTTCGTCGTACATATCCTGACCAATTACGGGAACCAGGTAATCGCGTTCGGCATTGGCAATATGTGGTGCAACCGTATCAAAGTTAGAGGCAGCGCTGACGGAAGCGAATTGTTTCACTTCCTGCATTTTTGGGTTTTTTTCTTTTGTGAAAAGCATATTACACGAATTTTAGCGAATTACACGAATGTTATAGAGCATTTAAAAAACCAAATTTGGTTCTATATGATTTTCATCATAATCTCCTTCACTACAATATATGACACCTTGATTGGAAGAATCGTTTCCATTTTGAATTATTAATCCAGTAACCTCGCCTTCATAGGCATAACAAGATAGATTTTCATCAAACATTTCAAGTTTTTCTTTTAGTTTTTTTATTGTTATCATTTTGACAGATTTAAAAACGGATTACACGAATTATGATATCATTTCAATTATACTACTTTTTGTCATATTTAATGCCTCGTCAAGGAATGAAACAAACTTTTCTTTCGACACTTCAGTGATTCTTTGATCGTATATATCGATAAACTTTAATTCATAGCTTTCGTATGGATCGACATTAATTCTTCCGGCATCATGGTTACCTCCCTGTATTTTTATGCATTCTACACTTACACCGTAATCATCAACATACTCAATATGGATGATTTTAATAAAGCAGGTAGCAGCCAGGCAATAATACTTTCCAATTAAAAAGCTATAATCTTTTAAGCCTTCCTGTTCAAGTTGTGCCTTTAACGAACTGAGCTCATCTTCCTTTTTCTTGATTTGATTTAAAATTTCTTCAACCATTGTATTTTGATTTTAAGGAAATTACGAAAGCGTTTTTTTAGTACCAGCACCCGTGTCCAGGGTAGTCAGCACGGTATTACGGAAACGCCATTCAATATCTTCATCGGCGCCATTGTAGCGCGTCATCAGTTCGAGCGGGTCCATCAGATCCTGCCGGTCGAGCCAGCAGTTGGCAATGTTCACCAGGTATGCCTCGCGGATATTGCTGCCGCCCTGGTTACCGGCGTAGGTTCCTCCGGGCATACCTGCACCCAGCACGTTGGGATTGACCATAATCGAAAACATGATTTCGGAATTGGCAGCTGCCGAGGTAACGAGGTTCTGATCGTTCGATAACTTATTTTCGAGCGGTTTGATAATCCATTGTTCTTCAGCACGGCCATTGTTCGGATTGATTTCGAAGAAAGTAAAAATAGGTTTATCGGCGCCCTCGGTTCCGCATAGGTTATCTTCGATGCTGTCCATGTAACTTTCGATGGCCTGTTTACGCAATTCGGTATCCGGATAGTCGGTTTTTGGAAATTGCTTGTCCCAGAATGCATAAGGAATCTGGATATGCCACTTCCAGGTAATCTGGTTTTCGTAGGCTTTTTTCAGGAAGGCGGGTACCTTCTTTGCAATATCGATCCACCCTGCAAGGTAGGCTGCCCACCATATGGGGGAGCTGTAGTTTTCACCATTGCCCCAGCTGTCGCGGATAACTAAGATAAATGATTTCCCTTTTGTCTGATTTCCCCAACGGCGGCGTTGCAAATCGGCATAAGGATCGTACTCGTCGAGCGTATCAAAAACCTGGTATTCATCTTCGCTTGGTGTATCTGGCCATTTGCCCGAAACAACACATCGGTTGTTGATGCCGGTTTTAGTATCGGGAAATTCAAGCCGGCAATATTTTGCATTAATGGTATTAATACCGACGATCTTGCTGCCATCAACATTAAAAATGAGTTGCACAAAAGCACAACCAAATTTTAGGTAATCGCGCAGCGCTTTAGCCATATAACGGCGGACCATCCGCGAATTGGCAAAAGCAACAAGTGTTTTATCTTTTACTTTTTCGAGGATCTCGTTCCCATTTTCATCGAAATCAATCACTTTACAGGCGAAGATTCCCTGCCCCAGCGTGAAATTACGCGTAAACTTTAACCCTGTATTGAGCACACCCACACTGCCGATGATCGCATCTGCTTTGGTTGGGAAATCGTTATTCGGTCCCCACGATGATATCTTGATATCGCCAACAGATGTGTAATCATCCAATGGGTATTTGGGCTGCTGTACATTCTTTGGTTTGTCTGCAGGAGTACCGGTGGTGTTTGCCATGTAGCTTTTCCCGTATGCCAGTAACGGGACGCCTTCGCGGTTGAATAGGATATCTGCCATTACGATTTATGATTTACGATTTGGGATTTATGAATTGTAATGAAACCTTTCTTTTCTAATTCAAGTAATTCGAAATTATCCAGGTATGTACAACGATCGCCAACTGTTCCATAATTAGCAGCTTGTTGGTAAATTAATTGATGTTCTTTTCTGTGCGAAGGATTCTTCTTATCAAGGATAATCCTTGTTTTTGAACTTAATGGATACGGTTCGCGCCCTTCAAATTCAATTGCCTTTAGCTGTGTTACTGAAAATATTCTCATGTCTTTAATATAAAATCACAATAAAGTTAATCACATAGAATCGCCCTTACATCTTCACTTTTTTACCGTTCCATTCAATTATGCCGTCGATATGAACGGGGGTGACGTGGCCAATTGATTTGTTATCTGTATCAACCGCCAACACACCGCGCATACGGTTACCCTTCATATCGAAGCGCAATCCGGCCGCTACGGCACGGGGTATAAAGATGATTTCGCCCCGCTTGGTCACAAATTTGATCGAGAAGGTTACCTGCCGGCCGTCGGGAGTCTCTTTGATCTCGTACTCTTTGAGTGCCAGGTTGCGACGAATGGTTTGAACAACTGTCATAATCTTGTTTTTGAGTAAAGATATAGGGAGGTGATGGGGAGGGAAAGGACAAAAAAAGATCAGAATTTTGGGAATTAAAAAAGCCCGGCGGTTAGCCGGGCTGAGGATTGTGAAAATTGATTTTTATTGCTGCGTAATTTAGTATTTATTCCTGAATACAATTGATAATATTCTCAAGGTTATCAGCTGTCATATTCTGATTATTCAGGTAGTTGCTGATTGTTGCAGGGCGGATGCCAACTGCTTCTGCAATCTTTGCCTGCGTAAGTTTACGCGGGCTGAACTTTGCACGGCTGATCAGGTTTGAGAGTAACAATCGTAGGGAGATTTTGCCTTTGCCAGTTACGATGCAGAAAACAAAATCGTCGATTGTGTTGTCTGTTGAATGCATGTAAGCTGGCCATGGAGAATCGTCTTCTCCAGCTTCGAGCATATCGGGTGTCGGAATGGCCGTTTGCGCCTCTATAATGAAGGTACGGGCGATCAATTCATAACAGGCATTCAGTACCTGCAGCGATTCGAGACCTTCGGGTGTGATGTCGCCAAAATCACGCTGGGCTTCGAGTTGTTCAATGGCCGATGATACAGCGGTCATTGCTTCAATAATTGGTTCGTTCATTTATAGTTAGTATTAATTATTCTAATTTATAATTGTAATTTTCATTTACATAGTTGCGGATTTCATTTATATACTTCTCGGAATTTCCGTTTTCAAAATCAGTTATTTCTTCGTCTGTTAAATACCACAAATAACCCTGATCTTCCGCTTCGTCATTCAGTAATATCCATTCGGCTACATTTCCCCCATTTTCCTTAATAAAAGAAGCATTGTCATGTACTAAGGAATCGATCATCGTTTTAATTGAATTTTTCATTTCAGTAAATTTTAATTGTGAATAAAAATTCCCGGAGGGTGCGATTGAAATACATAGCGAATATACGTTATAACGTAACGCAAAACAAATTTTCAATGTTAATTAATTATTAATTGTTACGTTATATCGTAATTAATAATTACAAATAATCTTTGAATGCTTTTTTGCAAGGCTCCACCAAATAAATTAAGGAAAAGAAATAAACTTATAGATTGATTTTGATGAGAATGGAGGATGTTGTTGAAAGGAGGGGGAGTTGGCAAAAAATAAACAAACAAACCCGATAGAGTGCCCGGGACCGCAGGTACAGCTTTTTGCAAAAAAGCCAGGCCGGTAACGGACTGGAGGCACGGAATTCCACTTTGCGGCGCGGCGGGATAGTACAAGACTATCCACCGGGAGTTGTTGGGTACAACATCCAAACCTTTGTTTACTTTCAGATTAAGGGCGCATTCTCAAAGAAACAAGTAAGAAAACTAAGCCCGTGCACAAAAAAACTACATGTTATTTTTAATTAGTCTAAATTAATGATTCGTCAAGAGCGGGGGCGGTGCTGTGTTTGGCGTGCTCCTGCTCAGGTGGTGTGGCGTGCTCCGGTTTAAAAACCTGTGTATTGGCAAACAAATAACAGAGCGGCCAATATTTGTAATCTTCCGGCTCGGTTGCTCCCTCGGCTACCTGCGAACCTTGGCGGGGTTGTCCCCAAATCAGAAAAGCCTTCGAACCGCGGGTAATTGTATAACCTGCATCTTTCCATTGCCAGAAAGTTCTGAATTCCGAAATGTTGGGATCTGCTTTTTCGTAGATCTCTTTCAATCCTTCGTTTACGCTGTCGATTGCTCCTGCCTTTACTAATATTCTGATTGCTGCGGATAACTGAATCAAAGCGGCGCGGTTGGCTTTGTATTGTTCCTTTTTACTATTTTTGTTCATCGCTTAAATTATTTGAGTGGTAAAATTTGACTTGGGGGCAACTGGAGAGCTGCCCCCTTTTTTGTTTATGCTTCAATCTGTGCGGCAATCTCCAGCCGTTTAGCATCAATGCGGTTCATCATAAAGGTGATAACCTCCGAAATGATAACCGGATTTTTCAGCGTAAAAATTGAGGCTTTACGGTACCCACCTGTTCCACCTTCCACGCTCAAAATATAATCCTCATTCTCGAAATCGTTGGTTACTGCGATTTCGTGCAACTTCTGGGCGTGTCCTTCCAGTGCCTCGGCGTTACCGTTCAAAATAGCCAGGCGCCGGATGAGTTCCTTTTTCTCATTGAAATACTTAATCCGGTCGTCCAGATTTTGGGGAATGCCCGAAAGACGTTTTTTCAACGCTTCGACCTGGTTCTTTAATTCTTCCACGCTCTCGGGTTTTTGCTCCTGGGCGGTTGTGGGTTCGTTCGCGGCTGTTGTGTTTGCCGTCGCTTGTTCCTGTGGGTTCTTGCCCCCTTCTACCTTTACCAAGGTAGTTTGATTTTTTTCTTTCATTCTTAAAAAAAATTAGTGAGTAAAATTTGACTTTGAAATAATTGGTTTCCCTCTCATTTCTACCTAAAAGTAATAATTATAAACGACATACACAAACATTTAATTGATGTATAAAACTATAATTCAGTTAGTTGTGTGATTTTATAGCCTGCTTTTGCAACTGTATTTCGTAGGATCACGAAAAAATTATTTTTTAAAAAAAATGTATCCCCGATCTGAGATAATTCAAAATTTGCTTTCCTATTCTCCAATTTTTCGCAAAAAAAATAATTCACTAAAAATGTAATTTAGAATCATTCCACATATAAAACTTATGCAGTTTATTTTTACATAAATATCTAAAAACTAAGGCGCAAGTTGTTGATTTTTGAAAAAAATCAACAACTGTGTCTCTATGAAG